TTTCGCGAACACGGACGGTTTTGTGGGGGTGCGCATTCTCACTGCCTCGCTTGACCCGACAAGTGCAGATTATTTTGCGAAGGTCCTGAACACAGACCCAGACAAGTTTGTTCAAGAGCAGCACCTTGTATATGCTGATTTTCCGATTGATCATGAGATCGCAAAAGTTGATGCGTTACAGGTCGCAGTCATCTCGGGTACGCTGAACACCTCTGACAACTCTGGCGCCCCGACGTTGACCATGCGTGAGACATTCGGTTCATTTGACACGAGGTTTCAGGCACCGCAGACGCCGTGGTTCATTTCCCAGCCCTTTGGTGACGTGGAGTACGATCTTTTCAAGTTTGAGGCTGTTGACGACGGTGAATATGCCAACACCCTTTACAAGATCGCCATTGCAGATCTGAAGGCGTCGTTGGACGACGCAAACCCATACGGAACTTTCACTGTCAATGTCCGCGATTGGAACGACACAGACATGAATCAGGTCGTGATTGAGTCATTTACGAACTGCTCTTTGAATCCGCTGGCTGAAAATTATGTCGGTAAACTCATCGGGGATCGCAAGGTGACATATGACTTTGACATGACAGTCGAGGGTGAACGTAGAATCGTCACGACGGGTAAGTACACCAACGTGTCAAAGTACGTTAGGATCGTCGTAAATGACAGCGTGGAGAGAGGTCTCGTCCCCGCCAACTGCTTACCTTTTGGCTTTAGGGGTATGCAGCTTTTAAAGACAAATGACCTTTTGACATCCGGTGAGCCAGGCGCTGCAATCGCCAGAGTTGGTGGTGTTTCCGTCAATGATGCATTTAGGGGTGCCATTCTCCCACCAATTCCCTTCCGCACAAAGGTCACACGAGGCGCAGCAAATGCTACGTATTCATGGTTGGGACAGCCCAGTAATACAGAGGTGCCAGTGTCCTTGTATCACTGGGGTGTGAAGTTTGAGAGGAACAACATTCCGCTCAACCCGAATGCCTCAAGCGAGAAGAACGGCCTTCTGTCGTCTTACACTAGGTTCATGGGTCTTTCGAAGCTCGATACGCTTGTGACAGGGTCTGGCGCGGACGCTTTCAACAATAATAAGTTTACCCTCGCACGTGTCGCCCTGTCCGCGACAGCCACGTCAAACCTCACAGGCTCCATCAACCAGCACATGAAGGAGACTGCTTACATTAGAAACGGCGTCGTCGACAGCACAAACTATACAGTGAATGATGCCCTCGGGGATCGTTACACCTTTGCGACGCTGCTGAACAAGCTGAGCGCCTCTGAATTCAACAAGTATTCTCAGTACGCTAAGTTCGTCACTTTCATGCACGGTGGTTGGGACGGAGTTAACATCCTCGATCGTGACGCTCGTCGTTTGAATGACAAGGCGGGCTCGTTTGAAGCTGGGGCTGGACTGACATTTGCATCCCCTGGTTTCAACTCAACGAATCATGCTGGCGCCACTATTGAAAACTCTACCGTGATGTCTTACAAGACTGCGATCAACATCATGACGGACCCGATGGCTACGAATACGAACGTGCTGGCGATTCCGGGCATTCGTGAGAGTTACATCACAGACTACGCGATGAGTAAGGTAAGGGATTACGGCCTGTCGTACTACGTGATGGATATCCCTGCCTACGACGACAGCTCAAATCGCCTCTATGATGACTCCACTGCACGTCCGAGCGTCGACGAGACGATTAAGGTGTTCGACTCTCGTGCCATTGATAACAACTACGTGGGAACTTACTTCCCCGACGTCTTCATTGACGACTCCGTTAACCGTAGAAGAGTCAAGGTTCCCGCATCAGTGGCTGCCCTCGGGGCACTTGGGTTTAATGATAAGGTGGCTTATCCCTGGTTTGCACCTGCTGGCTTCAACAGGGCTGCCCTCGACTTCGTGACGAACGTAGGGGTTCGACTCAACGTCTCTGACAGAGATTCGCTGTACGACTCTAGGATTAATCCGATTGCGACGTTCCCACGCTTGGGTTTCGTAATCTACGGGCAAAAGACTCTGCAGGTGAATAAGTCAGCTCTTGACCGCGTAAACGTTCGTCGTCTGCTTCTCGAGGTGAAGAGGACTGTGATCGCAATCGCGCAGCGTTTGATCTTCGAGCAAAACACACCTGATGTAAGGAATCGTTTCGTTGCCGACGCCTCTCTGCAGCTCAGTATGATCCAGTCGCAAGCTGGTGTTGAGGCATTCCAAGTCGTCATGAATGAGACCAACAATACACAAGCCGATGTCGATGCCAATCGCCTCAACGGTAGGATCGTCGTGGTTCCGACGAGAGTGATTGAGTACATCGCAATCGACTTCATCGTTACTAACAGCGGCGTACAGTTCGTCTAATCTAATCTGCACACATGATAATAGTTAGTGTCTAAATGGGAGCATAAAAAATGGCACAAGGAAGCGCTCGAGTAACTGCAACGGAAATAGATCTATCAGGCCCAACAACAACGCAGCCGACAGGCGTACCCGCGGGTGTCATCGGCACGGCCGTGAAGGGCCCTGCTTTCATACCTGTCACTGTTGGAAACATCAGCGATTTTTATGACAAGTTCGGCAAGACAGACGGGAAGAAGTTCGGCCCACTTGCGGTATCCGCATGGCTGGGTGAAGGTGCTGGCTCTGCAACGTTCATCAGGACGCTTGGGGCCGGAGACGGAAGACAGCGCAATGCTGATGGTTCGGTCACAAACGCTGGGTTCGTGGTGGGCGAGCAGCTTCCGTCCTTGGACGACGGCGGATACGAGGGTAACCCATACGCTAATACCTTTGGCTCAAAGGGTCGCACTTATTTCCTCGGCGCGTTCATGTCGGAGTCTGTTGGCTCGACAGTATTTTCTTCTGCTGGCTTGCAGTCTGATGGCGACGATACAGCTGCCGTCATCGTTCGCGGTGTGCTGATGGCTGCTTCAGGTGTGGTGCTCAAGTTATCATCTTCATTCAGCACAGACACCTCTGACGCTCCTGCCTCTGGCCTTGTCGCCGTCGAGGGTGCAGCAAACCTGAGGGGAAAGATCATCGGTGACGTTGATCTCTCAGGCGGAAAGCAAGCGTTCGTGATGTTATTGAACGGTCACAAGGGCACAGATTCAAGATATCCGAACGCAGTAACTGCGTCTTTTGACGTGAGAAGCCCTGCATACTTCGCAAATAAATTAAATACAGATCCATATAAGCTGCAAGAGGCAGGGCACTGCTTATATGCCCACTGGGATATCCACCCCTCCGTCGCCGCCGTGACGGGTTCAGCGCTTACAGACGACAAAGATGGAGACAAGAGACCTTTCGCGTTCTTGACGTCAGGCTCTCTTGAGCGCGATGTTGGAAGTGCAACGGTTCCAAATTATGAGACGTTTGAGGACAGGTTCTCGAACGCAAAGTCGCCATGGATTATATCACAGCGCTTCGGCGGAAAGCCCGTGGATCTTTTCAGGTTCCATGCAATTGATGCAGGTGCAGGGGTCTCGCACAACTACAAGGTCTCAATCGAAAACATCACACCTTCGTCCGACCCTACAAATAAGTACGGGACATTCGACGTCGTGGTGAGAGATTTTCTTGACTCAGACAAAAATGTGAGAGTGATAAATCAATTCCGAAGCCTTTCTCTTGATCCTAGAAGCGATAAGTACATCTCTAAAGAGATAGGCGACGTAAACGTTTTCTTTGATTTTGATAGAGACGAAAGAGCACAAAAGATCGTGATCGAGGGAAATTACCCGGCGCAGTCTAATTACATTCGCGTAGAGGTAAACCCAGACATTGAGCTAGGAATGGTCGAAGCGACTGCCTTGCCTGTCGGATTCCGTGGCATCGATCACTTGGTTACGTCAGGATCTGCACCTCTTGCAAGTGCTGCTGAGGGCGTCGCGGGCATTTCTGCTGCAGTTCTTAAAAATGCAGTGACTCCTCCGCTTCCGTTCAGGGAGACCATGACATTGGGCGAGGGAGATCGCACGGCCGTAAGTTCTATGTTGTACTGGGGCGTTCAGTTTGAGCATGTCACAAACCTGGATAACCAGAATGTGTCCTCCCTACGTAACAAGTCGATCCTTTCGTTTGCCAAGTACTTCCCGGGCTTCTCGGCAAATACAGCTCACTTTGCGACAGGAAGCAACCCAGGACAAGAAGACACTGATCAATTCGGCATCTTGGACTCAGACAGGTTCTGCAACAACCTCTTCACGCTTGAGAACGTCAAAGTTGTGACAAGCTCGGCTGGGCTTGCAGACGATCAAGCCTGGAAGGAGGCAACATACGTTAGAAATGGGAACGTTTCTGCAAATGATGGTGCCAAGACGCGTGCTTTCAAGGTTGAAGACCTCACGGTGTCTGCCAACCGCAAGTTTGCCAAGTTCACAACGATCATGCAGGGCGGCTTCGACGGCGTCAACCTTTTTGACAGGGACTCTGCTGAGATGAACAACGTTGCGGTCGCCGCCGACATGGCTTGGAGTGATCGAGGCCGCGAAAACGGCAACTGCGCGAGGGCCTATACAAAGGCACTCGAGATCATGAAGAATGTAGTCAACGTCGATCTGCAGCTTCTCGTGATGCCAGGCATTCGCGAAGAGTATGTGACGACTCTCGCGGCAGAGTCGGTTCGTGATCGCTTCGACGCCCTGTACCTCATGGACCTCGTCGAGAAGGATAACTTTAACAATGACATTAAGTATGCGACTGAGAAACCTCACGTAGGCAATACGATCATGAACTTTAAGAACAGGGCACTTGACAACAGCTTTGCTGCTGCATACTTCCCGGACGTGACGATGCAGGACCCGAACACACGAACAAATCTTGTGGTTCCTCCCTCGGTTGTCGTCCTTGGTGCCATGGCACTCAATGACAGACTCGGACATCCCTGGTTTGCTCCCGCGGGCTTCACAAGAGGTGCAATCGGTAATAGGGCAATCGAGGCGAAAGTCAGATTGAACCAGGCCGACATGGACGCCTTGTATGACGCCAGTATCAATCCCATCGCCGCATTCGATGGTAGCGGTGGTCCGGTTGTTTGGGGACAGAAGACCCTTCAGGCTGCAGCCTCCGCCCTTGATCGTGTCAACGTTCGTAGACTGCTTATCGAGATCAGGCGTCAGGTCAGGGACATCGCGCAGACAATCCTTTTCGAGCCAAATCGTGCCGCAACCCTCGCTCGCTTC